TTTGAGCCGCTTCTATTGCACCACGTATAAATTGTATTACCTGTGAGACAGTTGACTGTATTTGTCCACCAAAGAAATTTATATCGAGGCTAAGTTGGATAAACGTTTTTAGTATTGTTTTATCCGCATTTAGAAGTGGTGCACCGAAAGGGGTTGTAGTTTGACCTATGTTAGATAAATGGTAAGCATTTGTCATTGCTTCAGCTGCCTCGGAACGAGACTTTGGCAAATGAAGTTGAAATTGAGGTGTAAGTAACGATTGATATAACGCCTGATTCATAGTTTATGTTTTATCTATTGCACCTTTACCACTCGAAGGCCATCCGAATCTACATGACCAATAACGGGCGGATGTTCTAGGTCCAGGAGTATCACAATTATGTCTTGCACGGAATGACTTACGTCTTGCAGCATTAGACTTCTTTATTTTCATTGTCTTCTTACCGCCTTCACCCTTGTGTCCAAAGTTTACTTTGACAACATTACCCTTTGGATTCTTTACATACACAGAGAATTTCTTTGGGCCACCTGGAGTTCTGAATGGTTTACCTAATGATACTTTACGTCCACGGTATTCGGCTTCACCGAGGACTTCTGTTGTTGCCTCTTGAATACCAAAGTGTAATTCTGTGATTTTACCACACTCATTTGTTTTATATGATTCAAGACGATAAACAGGATTATTGACCGTTGTTGACTCATTACGATAACCACCACCGGCAGCTTTATACGCTTTTACAAGTGCGGCCGAGGCATAAGCACTCGGCCATACTTTGAATTTTTTCTTTATACGTGACTTTACACTACTGTATAATTTTTTATTAGTAGGTACTGCACGTTCTATAACAATAGATTTTGACATAGTTATTGTCCCTTACGTGAAAACTTCTCTGCGGCTGCAACACCGAGACCAACAATGATAATATACATCAAACCTTCAAAGATAAACTCTGTGATTTGAAATCCCCAAAAAAGATTTGCACCCCATGTAACTAACATGGCAAGTACACATAAGAATGTAACAACTCGTTTTGATGAGACCGATCCGTCAACATCTGAAATCATTGAAGCCAATCCTGACTTTAGTTGTTCAATCACCATAGTTCTCCAATTTCTGAATAAAATCTTCACGAAACTTTTGAAACTCATCTTCAATCTTCTGTAAGAGTTCCTCTTTTGTTTTACCGGTGTCCCATTTTTCAACGTCACCAAATGAATTTACAAATTCTGTTCTTGAAAGTTCTTCTGCAATTACATTTTTATCCTTTTCAGCTTCTGCCAACCACGCCATTGCATTTAGTTTCATTTTTTCTCTTTCATATTCATCCCATCTTCCTTCTATCCTTATCTTATGTTCCATTTCTGTAACACAGTCAAGGCACATACCGTGTAACGCCTTCATTTTGTTATCAACATTCTTTGGCATATTACACGTACAAACTTCTTTCGGGCAATTCTGAAACGTATTGAGATAACCGTGAAGGTCTTGTTGCCAATCCTTTCCTAACTTTATTTTATACCCTTCTTTCTGTTCCCACTCATTACCATCTTCATCCTTCCATCTATCACCAACACTCCTTGTTATCTTTTCTTCCGGTTCTCCCGTATATCCCGTTTGAACGGAAGTTTGAGAAGTGTGTTCTCCTTTTAGAAGTTGTTTGACATCGTTTACACTGTCAATCTTTACCATATACCACCATCGAATAAATGAAACTATTTACTATAATTATGTCTTGAATTTGAAATAACCCAATAATTGGTTTATCGGAGCAAATGCACCCGTTAGTTTATATGTCTTACCGTTGAATGTAAACACAATTCCTTCCAATGGAACTATTGAGTCCATACCACCGGCAGCATCAATTCTCTTCAATTGTTTTTTGAGAACGTTTATATCTTCCAACTTTTTAGAAGATGAGAGAGTTTGTATTGCATTCTTGACATCCAACTTCATTTGACTTGTAGTTTTCTTTGGATCTATTGCCATTACACTCTGAACATTCTTTAGAACTTCTGCGCCAAACTCTAACACGAGTAATTCAAACGGTTGAACATTCTTTTGCATTTGTTCTTGGACTTTCAGTTTATCCGTATTCTTTGCCCAAGTCAAAAGATTGCCGTCAGATATATTTGTACTGTTTAGGGCAAACGACTTATCATAAAATGCCCATCTTTTTACAAGTCCTTCCATTGTCTTCTCATCTATCGTCAGACCAGCTTCTTTTGTGTTCTTTTTGATATACTTTTCCCACCAACGTTGGTGCCATACACCAATAGTGTCAGTATCTAAACAATTCATCTTATTCTGAAGAGTTGTTAGTTTTGTTACAAAGTAATTCAGTCGTTGATTGAACTTTTTAGTCTTACCAACCACGATTGATTTTGGTTTGGTAATGCTAAATGTTTCTTGTGAATGTGCATTTACTTGTTCTATCATTCCGGCTAAAACTCTTGCATAGTCAGGATAATCTTCTATCTTTTCACCTTTATCATTATACAAAGAAACTCCATGAAAAACAATATAAGCACCGTCATAGTTGATTACATTTGCACTTTTCGGGTACATAATTTCAAGATTCATCCAAGCTTTACCATCTTGAAAAATCTTCTTTTGTTGGTTTAGAGTTAGTTTTTGAATTGCCTTTTCCAAATCAGAGAACGCAAATGTAAATGCCTCTTCAATATTACCACGACCACCAAACTTCGTCTTGATACTTTCATAATCCATTCCACCATTCTTGATGTCACCTTTATTTCTGGCAGCATATAGTTTACCTTTTCTAAATGAAGCAAAAAGATTTTGACCGTCTAATTTTTCTGTTGGTTTTCCTGTTGTTGTTATTTCACCCGATAATCCAAGTCGGAACATTTCTTTCATGTCACCAAATGTAAGACCGAAGTCTTCAAATGGATGTGTCATGTGTCCTGCTGCACCACCTTCTTTTAGAAGTGGTTTATCTTCCTTAGCAACTTCTGTAAATACTTCATTCCAAAATTCTCTACGAACTACTGAAAGACGTTGGCCTTCTGGTTCGTCGGCTTCTGGAAGAAGATTGATTTTGAATTTCTTTGCAAGTTGAACGATAACAGGAATCATCAACATAGTTCCTGGAATTGGTATCGCGGCGATAGCACCAAGACCAGCTAATTTGAAAAGGTCTTTCATCTGCTTTCTAAATATAACCTTCTCACGGTCACTAATTGAACCCGTCTTTGTGAACTTTTGTATTATTGGAAGGAGGTCTTTTGTATCCCCGTATTCTTTTTTGATAATACCAAAGAATAAATCAGACTGAACTTGAGACATATTTAGGAGTGCCCTCATCCATTCATTTAGGTCTTCTTTTAGTTTACTACGTTTTGTATTCAACTTACTTATTACCAAGTTGAAAATGCCAGCATCAGACCAACCAAAGATTTGTTTGAAACGGTATCTCAATTCAGCCAACTTTGCATCGTTATCTCCGAGTGCCTTACGAATATTTGTTCCTGACATTTCACCGAATGAAGGTATGTTGTATGAAACGTGTGGTGCATAAACATAATATGTGTAAGGGTCTACGAGATCTTTTGCAGGGATGAAAGTTGTTCTGTTGTACGCCATAAGACGTTTGAAACCTTTGAGTCTTCCCTTATCTTTTTCACCAATCATGTAAACTATTGAAGTAGTTTTTGGATCTAGTCCTGTTTTTTCAAAGAATTCTTGTGGATTGTAAGGACTAACTATTTTTACAATTTGACTTGACGGCACTCCGTGTTTTACCATTATTCGTTTCTTTTCTTCAAAGTTGAATGGAGATTTTTGTCCATCTACTTTATCAGAAGTAACGATGTAAGTATTTTTATCACCAAACTGTTTTTTCAACCACATATAAGCATCTCTGTGATGAATACCCATCGGTTGAAAACGACCAGGATATACAGCTACAATTTTTCCTTTATTTGAATCTTCTTCATTAAAGATTTGGAGTTTTAGCTCTTTGATTATTTGTTCTATAAGTCTATTCATATTTTTACGGTTTAGTTGGCCAAATTATGTTGAAAGGATCTTGTTGTGATATAATATCTCTTAGTTCTTGACGATATGTTTGCCATTCTATCTTCTTCTCTTCTGAAATCGGTGAGTCAGATAACTGTGTCCAATCTGATTCTAATAGAAGTTCATTTCTTTGAACTCTTATGTTTTCCCACATTTGATTTGTTTCTTGTTCTAGTTCCTGTTGTGTTTTTTCTCGAACTTGTTCGTACTGAACTACTTCGATTCCTTCAATAACAAACGTCTGACCCGTCACAATACTGTTGTTTGTTTTATTTGGGTTTGGAACAAAACGAACAGGAAACCATCCATAAGAACGTAACCTTTCGTCGTCTAATAGATAAAAATTAGAAACGTCTACCCAATTTTGTGGGAGTGGTCTTGGATAACCTTTTACTTCACCATTTTCAACTTGTATATAATCCACTTAAAATACCTCATAAACAAAAAGAGACATATTCTATAAATATGCCTCTTCGTAGATTACCATCAATAATACGACCCATCATCTATAACATCTTTCTTTTTTCGTAGAGCAGCAATACCTTGACCACGCCATTCTACATCAACAAGATCATAATATTTTAGTGTCATCTGGTAGTCGGGTCTGTTGAAGTCATGGATAAAAACAATTACATTTTCGTCTATAACTTCCCATATTGATTTTGCACAATACTTTCTTGCCCTACCATCAATCAGAATCTTTGTAAACTTCAATCCCTTTTCTTTTGGGTAATTGATGTAGTCCTTGAATTGTTCGTATCGGCAAGGAATTGGTTGTGGTGAATGTGCTGGTATATGATGAAGTTCGATGTTTGTTGCACCATAAGCATCTATTACCTTACCCAACGAATTTATCCAATCAATATCGTGTTCGATTGAGATTACCTTTGAAACGATACCCGACCAGTATAGAGTTGAGTTACCACTTCCCCATTCAAGAAGTGTATCATCGGGAGTTAGAAACTTCTCGATGAACTTATACTCCCACTCATTCATAAGTGGTCGGTATGACTCGAATTTGTTATCGGTTGTTATCATAGATGTCAAACACCTCCTTTACAACTTCATCAACTTCTGGAATGTAATCGTATAGGGTCTTTCCTTCTGGAATTAGATCAATTGTATCTGTGTGGAATTCCGTGTGACGAATTTCCAAATCGTCAAGGAGAAGTCCTTTACGAAGTGCCTTTGTCTTGTAGTATTGAGTTCCATTACGGAAAGGAAGAATATGATCTTCGTGTTTACACGTTGGAATCGTTACGATCCAATTATCGAACGCACCGGCAATATGAAGTGGTGAAGAATCGTTGGTAAGAAGACACCGAGAAAGAGAAATAAGAGACATCAATTCACCCAATGTTGTTAGGTCACGAAGGTCAATTCCGTCTTTTGGACATTGGATTGGAAGATACCCTTGTTTCTCATCAATTGTTTTACCAATGAGAACTACCGTTAGTTTTTCCGATAACTTGTCTACAATCTTTTGCCACCATTCTTGTGGGAGAGTTTTTGAAGGCCACCACTTACCAGCATGAACCACTATTGTTGGTTTGTCTTTCTTCTTACCTTCTAACAGATTGAGAACAGACATCGTATCATCGGCTTCCAACTTCAACTTGATTGTTTTTTCTTCGTTTGGAATTGTTCTTCTAATCATTGACATTGATGCAAAATCCGTCGGGTGGAAAAGAACGTGAGACATCTTGTGATCTGCTTGACCAATTTCTGGACAACTATGCATCGTTATGATTGCATCATTGATCCCTTTCCACTGATCGTAATTGTAAACAGGACACGAAAGATGTTCAAATAAACGAGGGAAATGAGTTACAACATGAATGTTTGCACCAGGATACATCTTTTGGGTGTATCTGATTGCAGGTTCTGCACATAGTTGATCACCCATACCCGCGGTTACTGAAATAAGAATGTTCCTCTTATATTCATACTTCGGTGAATCCAATTTCCATTGTTCAATGTCTTTCTTCATTACTTCTAATTGCATTTGTTCTGGTGCACCGGCGTAATGAACAATGTAAGAATCTAAACGTGATATACCACAGAATTTGTCTAACACATCCATTCGGTTGAACTTGTAATCTAAATCAAACATATCAACACTATCATTGAGAATACGAAGGTTGATATAAGGTTGATCTGTTTCTACAAAGTCAATTCCCTTCGGTAACTTGAAGATTGGCTTATGAATTCTAGATATAACCATTACACCCGAATTGTAAAATGGGCCGTTCCACGGTTTTAGTGGTTCTCCGTAGTATTCTGATGCCTGTTCAAGATATTCATATCTTGGTGTGTATCTTCCTTCGTTGAACATACCAAGTTTGTTTTCAGGAACTATCTCAAACAAGTTCGGTGTGTCTTCACGTATAAGGATGTCAATATCCAAGTAAAGAATTCGCTTGTATTGATTCAACAATTCATGAATATGGAACTTGTTCCATTTCTGTGTAATATAGTATTTGTTGAATTCGTCAATGTTTAGAAAATCGGCACCTATTTTTTTTGAATATGCCTTTATTGACGGAAGAGAAAGTTCAGAAACTTTCTTATAGTGGTCTCCAATGGAAATCGTTAAGACCAAGTAATCGGATTTTTTCATAACTAAATGCGTTCTCAAAATGAAACATAACTTTATAATATACTAAACTTTGAATTGAATTACAAATTACAAACACGTACAGGTGTTAGTCGGTTTCCTGAATTGTCACCTAATTGGCCGTTATTGTTTAATCCCCACCCCCAAGCTTGACCGTTTTTATCAATTGCAATGGTATGGCCAAAACCAGCAGCAATTTGACAAAATGTTTTTGTTGCACCCAACACAGATACAGGCGTTATTCTTTGGGTAATGGTATTGTCACCGAGTTGGCCACTGCTATTGGCCCCCCATGCCCAAACTTTTCCATTTTTATCAATTGCAACGGTATGACAAAGACCATCAGAAATTTTACAAAATGTTTTTGTTGCACCCAAAACTGATACTGGTGTTCTTCTTGATAGTGTTGAATTGTTACCGAGTTGGCCACTGCTATTTAGGCCCCATCCCCAAGCTTGACCGTTTTTATCAATTGCAACGGTATGAAAATCACCAGTGAGGATTTGACAAAATGTTTTTGTTGCACCGAGAA